CGTTGAAATGGCCTATCACGGCAAGCCGCACACAGAGTTTTCAACACCGGCCCGCATCGGCACGGTGGCTGCGCCCTACGCTCTTGGCGGCGCAAGTGCGTTGCTGGGCGGGCACATGATGGCCGGTACATACGACAAAGCAGTCCAACACGGCGAAGAAGTAAGTCGCAAATACCACGAAGATAAGAAAAAGAAAGACGCTATGAACACTAAACAGTCTGCACAGAAAATTGCCAAGGTATACGAAGCCGGTGAAAGCGTCGAAGGCAACAAGCCCAAAGTGGTTTTTGAGTCCCACAAGAAATGCACGCCTTGTGAGTTTGGCATGCGCGTGAAAGAAGCCACTGAAGCGTGGAAGTATCTGCTGCCCATTGCGACGGGTGCTGCTGGCGGTGGTGCCGGGCTGTATACAGCGAATCGCTCAATGTCTCGCGATATGAGCGATCCCACCGGTCAAGCCGCGTGGGGCCCGTATCAGCCGATGTTCAATGATCACCTGTTGGATTTCAACAGCCGGTTCGTCGGGCCAAGACTGCGCACGGGCGCGGTTGGTGGTGCATTGGGCGGTGCGGCGCTGGGCGCTATCCCGCTGGCGATGGACAAACTGAAGGCGACGCTGAAGGGCAAAGAACCCAAGAAAGACAAGCAGGAGAAGCAGGCCGAGTCGTTCGCCACGCGCGTGAAAGAAGCCAACACGGCCGAGGCTATCAAAACGCTGCTTGGTCTTGGTGGCGCTGGTGCTGGCGTTGGTGCTCTCGTAGGTGCTGCGCGTGCGCCCAAGGGTAGGCGTCTTCGCACGATGCTTGGCGACGCTGCTGTCGGCGGCGCTGCTGGGGCTGGTTTAGGCATTGGCGGCGGCGCAGGTATGGCGCTGGGTTCCAGCATGCCGACGCCTGAATCTGGCGCAACGGTATCGCCGGGGCATTTTATGGCTGGTCTTGGTAGTGGCTTGGGTGGCGTCGGCGCCGGTGCGCTGGCCCACAAGATCCGCAACGAGATGGAAGAAGACTACGACAACAACGCCAGCCCGTTTTTGAACGCCATTGCCAAGCAAAGTTCCGCCACAGTAGACATGCTCAAGAATTATCCAACAGCGCTGCGCTACACACTGCCGACAACAACATTAGTCGGGTCGTTGCTGGGTGCTGGCCATGGCGCTGTATCTGATTCTGGCGCGTTGCGCGGCGCTATGCGTGGCGGCTTGATGGGCGCTGGGGCTGGTGCCGGAACTATGTTGGCCGGCGGCCTTGTGCCCACTGTTGGGTCTGACTTGGGTATGAACAGCGCTGAGATCGGCGTTCCTGCCACAATTGGTGCCGGTGTTGGCGGTGGCATGGCCGGCGCTTCTGGCGGTAATGCGCTTTACAACATGTTGGAGCGCAAGTACGACACTGAACGTAAGCAGAGCAAGAAAGAAAAAACAGCATTGGCGTTCGGCCAGAAGGTCGCGTTTAACGTCGACTGGAACGCCCTCAAGACGCCTGCCATGGGCGGTGCGGCTCTCGGTGCTCTGGCTGGTGGCGTGCATGGCCTGATTGCGCCCGGCGAAGACGAGCACGGCAACCAGCGGAACCGCTTTGGGGCTATGCTCCGGGGTGCGCTGGGTGGCGGCGCTATCGGTGGTTTAGGCGGCGCTGCGATGGGGCAGTTCGCCCCTGACATGACCAAGAAGATGGTCGGCAGCGCTCGGGCAGCCATGGACCCCGTGAACTATCAGGAACCGGTGGCTGCGGCCATGGGTCGGCCACTTCCGCCGAACATGCAGATCCCGCAGCACTTCCGGGCCCTGCATAACGCCGCCGAGTACGGCATTTAGTATATTAACACATAGTTCTGGAGTTGGGTGCTCTATGTAAACACGGCATACTCGCCGCGGGGAGGACGCACATGGACGTGCGCGAATTCTTTGTCCGCCTCGTGCGGTATGTGATTCTCGTCCTCTGGGGAACAGCCGCTTTGGCCGGCACCATCGACCCCGACACACCCGACGAGAAATATGTCGAATTTGGCAAGCAATTCCCCAGCGTCACGCAATTACGGGGTATTTACAAAGACAGCAAAGACCCCGAAGCCAAGGCGCACTATCAATATGGCTCGGCGGTCATCATTCAGCCGCATTGGATACTCACCGCGGCCCACATGACCACGGACACCACCGAGATCACCGTCTTAAAAGACGGCGTGGAGTATCCGCTGGACACAATTATCCGGCACAATGATTACACAGACGGCAACATCGGTTTTCACGATATTGCGCTGGGGTACTCGCCCGCGGACTTTAAATTAGCCGGTTACACGCCCCTGTACACTGAGCACGACGAACTGGGCAAAGCCGTGACCATCGCTGGGTATGGCCTGCACGGGACGTTTCTCACGGGCGCAAAAGAGTCGGACAATAGAAAACGGGCGGGCCATAACAAAGTCGAGGGGTTGGAGCGGGCTGTGCTCGTGTGTATCCCCGATAAAGTAAACAAGTTTCCGCTGGAGTTTATTATCACTCCGGGCGACTCTGGCGGTGGGCTATTCATTGGCAACAAATTGGCTGGCATTAATTCGTTCCTGATGGCCGTGGATAAAAAACCAGACGGGACCTATACAGACGAATCGGCGTACACGCGTATCAGTTTGTACGCCAATTGGGTAAAATCTCAGATCGAGCAGTACGAGTTAGCCCAGCAGGCGCGGGCCACCGAAGGCCAGACGCCGCTGCTCGATGTTGTGAAGTAACCAATTTGGTGTGCAGAACGGGTGTCGCATGGCTGAAACCATTGGAAGCAGTGAAAACGCTGCTGCTGCTGTCCACGATTCGCGAACTGCGGACATCGCCGACAAGTTTCAGCCAGACTACACGCCAGAGCAACTTGAGAATCTGGGTGTGTACGATTCTTTGTATCGGGGCCAAGGTCCGCGCTTAGCCAGTCTGGGCGCATGGAAGCCCGAATGGGTGTCAGAGCATGACCCAAAGGGCTGGGCGCAGTGGTACAAGCGCTATGTCTCGGGGCGGCGCATTCCCGACGAAGACGAACGGCAGATTAAGCGTTGGTTGAATTTCAAGTCGCGCCACGGTGGGCCCTTCACGAAGAACCCCACACCGAGACGGGGCTGGGCGTTGCGGAACTGGGGTATCAATCCGGCAACGCTCGTGCCCGCAGACCAGCAGCAGGGTATTACAGAAATGCTGGATGAGTACAAGAACAAAGCCATGCAGAAACATCTGGCCAAACAAGCCGACTTGCTTCCCGGCATCTCCCTCCAGCCGCATCAGCAACGCATCGCCGACGAGGTAACGGGAGAGAATCCGCAGGGCTCGTCGCGCATGCTGGTGTACCACGGCTTGGGGTCTGGCAAGAGCCTGTCCGCATTAGCCGCTGCCGAGGCGGCTAAAAAGAAGTTTGGGGACAGTTACGGCGTGGTGGTGCCTGCTGCATTAAAGGGCAACTTCAACAAAGAGATCAAGAAGTTCACGGACTCTGACCCCGAGGTCATGTCCTACACAGCCTTGGGCATGGGCAAGCAGTTTAAAGAGCCGCCGCAAACCCTTGTCATGGACGAGGCCCATAGACTCCGCAACCCCGGTGGTGCGGCAGCCCACGCGGCTAGTCAACAGGCCCAGAGCGCGCGCAACCTGCTGCTTCTCACGGGCTCGCCGATCACCAACGAGCCCGCTGATTTAGCGAACCTTTTGGCCCTGCTTCATAACGGCAAGATGTCGCCCGAGCAGTTCAATCAGCGCTTCGTGGGCCATAAGACTGTGAACCCCGGTGTGATTAACTGGTTCCGTGGCATCAAACCCGGGGAGCAGCCCGAAGTCAAGAACGAGAGTGAACTCCGCGGCTTGCTCAAGGGCCATGTGGATTATCAGCCCAGCAAGAACCCCAAGGGCGTGAACGTTTCAGAAGAGACGATTCATGTCCCGCTCTCGCCCGAACAACAGAAGATTCAAAAGGCTGTTCGTACCAAGATCCCGCCGGGCTTCTTGTGGAAGTTAGACAGCGAGTTCCCACTTTCGCGCGACGAACTGGCGAAATTGAACAGTTTCATGACAGGATTACGGCAGGTCAGTATGTCCACGCGGCCCTTTCGCGCGGATAAAGATCCGCTCAAGGCGTATGACCAAAGCAGCAAGTTACAGGCTGCGATGAAGAACCTGCAGGGCACGCTCGAATCAGACCCGCGCAAGAAGGCTATCATCTACTCAAACCATATTGACGCTGGCTTGGCCCCTTATGCCGCCGCCCTCAAAAAGAACAACATTCCGCATGCTTTGTTTCACGGCAGCATCTCGCCGACGGAGCGCCAGAAAGCCGTGGACGAATACAACGCTGGGAAGTTACGGGCATTGCTCATTGGCCCGGCTGGCGCAGAAGGTTTGTCCACGCGCGGTACCAGCCTGATCCAACTTTTAGATCCACATTGGCACGAGTCGCGTTCGCAACAGGCCCGCGGTAGAGGCTTGAGGTTTGACAGCCACGAGGGCCTGCCTGAAGACCTCAAGAACGTCAACGTCCAGCGGTACCTGTCGAGTTCCGAAGATCCCTCGTGGGTCGGTAAACTGATGGGTTACACGCGTGAAAGAACGGGCGACGAGGTCTTATCGCGCCTAGCCGCGAGTAAAGAAATGCTGAACGATAAATTCCGCAAAATTCTCCAAGAAGAAGGCACTCAAAAAGCCAGCGCTGATATTGCTTTAACTGGCGCCCGGGCGTGGTACAAGCAGGCGCTGGCGCCGTCGCCCTCAATCCTGCAGTTCCCGGGTGTGCAGGCCAAGAAGCGCCGCAAGCCCAAGCAGCCCTTGATGCCGCCGGTATCAAACAATGCTATTGCTGGCGGTGTCGCGGCTGGTGCTGCGGCTTTGCCTTTAATGTCGCTGCATCAAGACGCGTTCGGGTCGTATAACACTTTGCGTGAGCGCGTGCGCAGCGTGCCGTTAGAGCACCTGCAGTTTCCAGAAGAGTTCGCGCGGTCTGGAAAAGTCATGCACGGTGACGTAGCCACATACTTTGGCGAGCCACAGGGCTGGTTCGCCGGCAAGAAGCCTAACCTCTCGAAACTCACACAGGGCGGTGAGTGGACTAGCGGATCAGGCACGTACCACGGCATGCTCCTGCGACCCCATAACGGCAACGTGCAGGTTTTAGAGGGTGGCGACGCGTTCCCTGACACCGTGCCCGTGGCGGCGAATGGTAAATATGACTCGCCCTTTCACCGCTTTATCGGCCAACAGGCTGCTGCGGGCAAACTGCCGCAACGCGCGGCGGAACAATTACTTGCAGCCAAGGGTTCGCCGCAGTACGACAAACATCTGCAGGATTTTGAGCACACCACGAGCCGCAATACATTTAACAAGTATTACAACGCGTTCACGAATGCCACGGCGGCCGAGCAGACGGGCGACGCTAAGGGCATGTCGAT